TCCATTGACGGTTGGATCAAACAACTGCTCATTTGAGTCTAACGCAAGTTGGCCTCTGCGCTCCTCTCCCATCATAAATCCAGGTCTATCTAGCATATTTATTTGCCATAGTCCGTAGCTGTTATCTTCTCCTTCTGTGTTATGTGCGTGTGGTCTGCCACTAGATTCTGCCATTCCTATAGCTGCCATTATTACTGCTTCATCTTCTGTAAAATCAGACGTAAGTGCAATCTTTAACATACTTGGAATTGTTTGTGTACCTTCAGCAGGGATGTAGTTATAAGGATTATTGTTGACTTCTCCTGCCATAACAGACCCACCAAGTAACAGTTCGACAGGAATCATTGCAACCTTCTGTATAAAGCTAGGAGATTTTGGTGTGTTGGTATTTATCTTTGAGTACTTTTTATTAAATTTATCAATGTCATTTATCATTGTTTCTGACAAAGGAATCTCATATTTAAACAATTGATTATTAAAGAACTGGTATGGAGTTACACTATTGTATTTTTTTAATGCTCTCAACATTTTCTTAACGTCTTTATCAATCCCATCTATTCCATTTGTATTCCAATCATCTAATAATTTTTCTAAATCTTCTTTGGGTAACATAGGCATTTCGCTTTTATACATGGTCACTAGCTGTGTCGCTTCTTTCTTGTTAATTTTTCCTTTTTGTTCTACGCCAATCATTCTATTTTTAAAATCATCTATTGAGTCAAATGCTTTTGGTATTTCTCCGTCTAGGTTTTTGCTTTGATACTTACTGACTAAACCAAAATCAGTTTCTTGAAAGTATTTAGTTAGTTCTGCGTTAATGAGTGACGAGCTTTTATTACTACTTAATCCTTCTTCTATTATCTTACTTGAACCATCTATCATTTTTTGCTCTGCATTACTTAATTCTAACTGTTCTTCCAAGATAAATTCTTTTCCTCCAGGAGAGTCAGATTCAAAGAAATAACCTTTGTTTTTAGAACTGGCAAACTTATCTAAATTTCTTTTTATAATATCTGCTGCAAAGTCTTGATTAGGTTTCGCTACCTCGCTAACAATAGTGTTTGTTCTGTTTATAAGATTCATTCCAACATTTGCATCTATTGCGCCAGAAGCTATAAGCCTAGTTACCTTGTCTCTAAACGCAACTGCTTTTCGCTTGTTAAGAAATACTTGTGAGTATTCTTTGTTTAATTCTGTCGTTAGTAGTGTTCTTTCTGGCCCAAAAAACAAGCCATCACTTGTTACTATCTTTTTATTTGCATAAGCTAAAACGCCTTCTTGATGTCTTATAGGAACATTAGAAATTATTTGGTTTTTTCTTTCTTCAAATGTTTGCTTGAGTTTTGTTATTTGTGTTTGTATTTTTTCAGAAGCAAATCCACCTTCTGTTTTACTAGCTAACTCATCTATCTTTTTTAATTCAGGTAATATTTCTTCTGTAAACATTTTATCTATAAAGTTGTTACCTTTTTGTTCTTGTGTTGTTTTTTGTTGTTTTCTAGCGTTATCTAATTCTTGGTTGTATTTGTATTTAGTGTTAGCTTCCCATCCTGCTCCAGCACCTTTGTACCATAATAAATTTTCGTTAATGCCTATAACCTCTTTATTACCCTTATCAAATCTAATACGATCTTCTTTCTTCCCTGTCATTAATTTTAACCAGGGATCAAATGCTTCATCTGCTTCTAAGAAATTTCCTGTTTCTTGACCATTAATAAATAAAGCGTCTTTCCATTGAGTAACAATCTTTTCTATAAACTTATCTCTTTCTTCTTTTGTTCTATATAACTGCATAAATCTAGAGTCATCGAGTATGGCATTTAATTCTTTAACTACTTCGTCTTCGCTGTTACCTATAAGGTGCATCCCTGCTAATCCATTAACTTGTATTAAGGATTCTTTTTCGTACTTATCTTTGTTGTATTGAATAACTGCTTTTTCTTGCCTGTTTATGTCGTTAGCGTAAGCAGCTAAGACAGTAGGAGACACTTCTTTTGACTCTAGTTCAGTTAAAGGTATTACACTTCCATCGCTACTCCCATAAACAGTATCCCTTCTCCATTGTTGATATAATTCACTATCTGGTCTAAGGCTATTTAAAGGTATTTCAGTACCATCTGCTGCTATTACTATTGCTCCTGCTGCCTTACTAGACAAGCTTGCTGCGTTAGTCTTTATATTTATAATTCTATTTTGCGACTGTAGATGAGGTATAAGTAAGTTGTTTCTTGCATCTATATAATCAAGGTTTTTATCTGCTGCTTTCTTTTCTTCAATAGTTGAGTTTGCATCTTCAACTATTTTTTGCAAGTCTTGCCTGGTATCCTGCAATATCTCTACAGGAGATTTTTTATTACCAAAGTTTTGTAACGCAAGGCTTTTACTGTAGTCCTTTGCTTTTGTATCTATCTGCTTTGTTCTTTTAGCTAAAGTATTAGCTGTAGTTACCAAATTACTGTTGAATTGACCAAGGGAATTAGCAATATTCTGTAAATCCTTAGAATTATCCATACCTACGCTACTGTCAAAAAACTTTCCTAGTTGCAAGCTAGGCACGTTCATTCTTTCTACTTGCTGGTAAGTGTCAACAATTGAAGCAGCTGGTTTTATTCCTGGAGGAGTAAGACCCTTAGTAGTGATAGTTGAGTCAACACCATACTGAGTTAGTAATCTTCTTGAGGTCTTACGACTACTATCGCCTGATGATTTGCCTAGAGAAATTGCCATTAGCTGTTTTTCATAATGTTGTAATTAACACCAGCATTAACACCACTCATAATGCCAGCACCAATAGAAAACGGACTTAAACTAACTTTAGGTCTAGGTACAGGTTTCATAGGATCAAGAATAGTCTTCTTAAGATATGGAGATATGCTTGCAATTCTGCTTGCTCGTTCCGTTATAAACCCTACTTTCTCTGTTTGCTTGCCAGCTGTAGCAAAAGCTAAATTAGTGTCACTATAGTAATCGTACTTCCCTAGCTCTCTGTTTACATCTGCAAGTAAGTTGGCAACATTAGCTCCTGCCCTACCTGTTGCCAGTATTGTACCCTTCTGCTCTTTAGCTTCTAGCTGCGCTTCTCTTGTTTCTTGTGCTGACTTTTGCTGCATCTGTCTTATCTGTTGATTAGCCTGGTTCATTTTATTTGCTTCTGCTATTAACGCTAACTCTTCATTCTGAAACATCTGTTCGTTTCTTAATGTTTCTTGGTTGGCTTCAAAGTTTCTTTGGTTCTGAGCAGAGAGAGTATTGTACTCATATTGAAACTGGTCAGATAAATTAGCTGCTTCTATCGCTCTGTTCTGTGCAGCGTTCTGAGCAATAGCTTGACCTATGCTCATAATTCCACTAAAGATACCAATAGCAACAGCGGTACACATAATTAAATCTTTACAAATTCGTAGAATGGACGACCTTCATACCCAAACATTTCATGTTTTTTTATTATGGTAAACCCCATAAACTTTAACCATCGAAGATGTACTGTGTTTCGTGCATCAATGTAATTAAACAAAACAGGAAACTCTTTGTGTAATTTTTTTAATTCTATCCTAGATTGCCTTAAAAACTCACGTTTGTCTCTAGTATCTTCAAGCATATCTTTACAACCTAGCATCCAAACTTGTCCAGAATTGTTAGGTTGCTTTGTTATTCCCCACATTCCCATAGGTTTACCATGCCTACTAATCATAGTCATACAAGGATTACTCGTAAAGAAACACTCGAACAAAGATTGTATGGGTGATGCTCCAGAATGTGCAAAACATTCGTCTATATCTTCCTTCCTCATGTGTGTTCCTACATAGGAAACATCGTCTATATTAGCTGGCCTTTGATGTGCCTTTATAATCTTGACGCTCGTTCCTGATACCATCCTTCCCATTCAGCTGACTGTACCCTACAGGGTAGCGGAGAATCGCTAAAGAGTACAATTTTTGCTTCAATGTTTTGCGCCATTACAGGAACTCTAAACTTACCTGTAGCTAATGAAGGTGTACCTACAGGGAATTGACCACTACCTATCTTGTAACCATTGAAAGGATAGGTTTGTTCATCTCTTTGAGATGGCGTAATCTTTATACTAAAGTTAGAAGTCTCGTCAAATACAATACTCCAGGTGCGTAACTGTAATCTTGGGCCAGCAAGTACAGCTAATCCTCCTCCTGGAGGTGTTTCTTTTAGATACGGTGTAGAGAATTGGTAAGTCATGTTATATATTTCTCCTACAAAAAACTTTGCACTACTTAAATCTCCAGGCACAGTCATAGTTCCATTGCCACTAGCTCCACCTGTAAGAGTTTCAGCCGTAGCTTTTATAACTTGACCGTGGGCAATAGTATTATTTGAATCAAACCTACCTACTACTGCCATCGTCCCTGTGTTAGCCATAGGGTAAGGCAATGTAATAACAGTCTGAACTCCTAATGCTCCTGAGTTAATTAAAGATGTTGAGCAAGTAGCTTCAGTAGTTTTTCTGTCTAGCAGTATCTCAAATTCAGTACCGCTATCTACTGTTTCTGGTCTTAGCTGTGTCTTTTCTAGATATACTCCATCCGAATATTCAACGATTGTGTACAAGTCGCTGTCGAGAACACTACCACCTAGCAAACTTTTGTTCGCTGCTACTTCCCAGTAAGACCAAGATGATTGCAATTTTTGGTCATCGTCAAAGAAAAACTTGTAGAGATAGATTCTTCGAGGCTGATCTTTACTTATCATTGTTATCACTTCTTCTGATACAGAAGGAGACATACTAACTAGGTTGTCAGGTACAAACCTAGGTACGGAAGATGTTACTTCTTCTGATAAAGGTATTGGGCCACTAGCATCAGGTAAGAAATATTCTCGTAAACCATTAAAGTCTCCCTTTGGTATTCCAAAGTAAACAGTTCGACCTACACCTATAGGGTCAATCGTATCGACAATATCAAAAGTAGTAATAGCTGTTACTGTTGCCGTCTTAGGAGTAAGGGATGTACCTATAGCTGTCGATCCTGTGTCTAATCTGAACTGGCCGTGCAAACTGAACAACAGCAAAGTATTAGCAAAGGCCAGGCTACTGTTTAAGAAGTTAACTGACGTACCTCCAGAACTAATATCAATAGGATCAGAGTCTAAAGATGTCTGTACTGTCTCAGGGAAAAACCTTTCAAAGGCATCAGCTGCCGACAGTATCACATTCTCATCTGCTAAGAATACAAGTCTGTTTCTAAACAGGTTAATGTTTTTTATTTTACTTCCGACAAATGTAGGGTTAGGGGCAGTTGTAGTATCTCCAGCTATTCGACCTGTGTAGTTAAACTGTCCAAACGTAAATGTACCATTAGCGTTTCTAACTAATGTATGAGGCATTGTTGACTTATCAAACAAGTAATTAATATTAGGTGCAACAGTCTCTCTCCATACTCCTGGGCCAAACCCACTACCAGCTGTAGCTTCGAACTTAACAAAGTAATCATCGAAAGCTGTAGTAGCTGAACCTTGTATTCTTACTGTGAAGTTATGCTCTGCGATGGTAGGTAAGTCAGTAATACTATCTACTGTTCCTTTAATACTTGACGTTGCAGTTGCAGTTTTTGTGTCACTACTTTCTAAGGTGTAATCTCCTCCATCATCTTTTGTGATCCTAATTATGTAGTCAGTATTAGTTACAGTAAATCCAGATATAGTATTTAATTGAGTAGCTAAGTCGTTAGCAATAGTCACAGTATCTGGCGCAGATCCAGAAGAGTTACCTGTAGTCACACTCTTCTCTGTACCATTTAACTTAACCCTGTAAGTAGTAGAGAAGTCAGCAGATTTTATAAACACCATTGACTTTGTACCCCAGTTAAAGGAGTTGTTGCTTGTGTCCATAGCAACTGTCTTCTCTCTGTTGACTATGAAGGTAAAGTCAGCAATGGAAGCAACCCTAAATGTAGAGCTAGGATCTCCTGTTATGTTTAAGTAAGCTGTGCCATTAGGTGTAGAGACTGTCTGTGCATTACCATCCAAGTCAAATACTTTGATTGCATTATCCTGGATAATAATTAAATATCTTATAACTCCATCTCTATCAACAATATGCGTAAAAGGTCTACCAGAACCAGCTGATCCTGCAAACAATTTTTTAATGTGTTGCATTGGCGGCCTTTTCTTTAACCCTTCTACAGGGCTAGGCATGCAGTTAATAACTTCTTCTGCCTGAGATGCTAAACGTAGTGCAGCTGGTTGCTGACTCACTCCATTAATAAGATTAGGAATAGAGCTACTAATTAATGGCATGGCTAACGCTCAAGTGTACGAGAAGGTAAATAAGCATTGATAGGGCTTGTTCTATTTAGATGGCCTCTTAACATACTGTGTTCTGTCTTAGTTGTTTCTTCTTCTAAGAAAGCACTTCGAGCCTCCAGTTCTTGCGTCAAGTTTAACTTGGTTAAATCAGCAGAACCAATAATCGCTTCTTGCAATTGCCTTCCTGCCTTAATAGTTATATATTGCCGTGCGTGTTCGGGGAGTAAATCCCACTCAAGGATGGTTGTCATATCAACTATTAAATCAGACTCAAATGTATATCTATTATTTCTTCTGTCGTACAACTTGTCT